ATCTTATTGAAGAGTTTAACAGGTTTGGTGTTCCTGAATCTGCAATCACTAAAGTTGATGATGTAGGTGTTATTGCAAATGAAATTATGAATATTAAACAAAAACAAATAACGGAAGCATTTAAAAAACAAATGACACCTAAAAAATCTGCTCAAGTGTTTGATTTACAAGGTAATAAGATTGATACATCAAAAGGTATTATGGCTGGTAGACAGATTCCAGAAACAGAAGCTCAAATTAAAACAAAAATAGAAAAAGGAAATAAAGAAGGTATTGCTAGACTAAGACAACAAAAAATGGTTGATGGTGCAATTGATAATTCATCACCAGGTTTTTCAGGCGATACAAAATATGATGCACAAC